TTTTATATCATGCAGTTCAGACAACGGCGAACTTTCAAACATAGAGGCAATGGTGGTACACAACGGATCCGATGCTTTTATCTCATCGTTCAATGAAAACTTCACAGGAAACAACAGCCTGATAACATTATCCGCTGACGTCTCCGGAGGAAATGTTAGGTTAAGGGCAAGTTGTAACACAAACACCGTGGTCAAAATGTATAGGATTATATTGGGAGACTCGGAAACCGCTACCACAGGCACATACAACAATCTACTTGATTCGGTCACTGTGAGTTCAGGAGCCACAGCGATAGATACCATAGACACTTCCAATTATGTCGGTGCCCATTACGTGGTTGTGGGTAACAATTCATCCGAGGGTGCGAGTTCGATCAGTGATGTGTATGTTGTCACGGATGGATCAGATGCCTACGTGGGTTCTTCAAGTGTCAGCACAAAAGGAACGGACCAACTCACTTTCACCGCATCACTCAGCAACGGCACCATAACACTGAACGCACAAAGCACCAGTGGCTCCAGCACAACTGTAAACGCTTACAGGACACACCTAGATGTGCCAACAGGCGGTGATGGTGTTGTCACATTGGACAAGTTCAGCACTTATGCTATAAGATCCGCTACCTATTTTATCAGCATCGAGGGAGACAGCGAATATCAAAATTCTGAAATAACATTAACCAATGATGGTTCAGACAGTTACATCACAGAACAGGTTGTGAGGAGCGGATCATCCGACCTTGTAACTTTCACCGCCGACGTTTCATCGGGTGAAGCGAGATTGATCATGTCCGGCAACACAGGAAACAACACTGTGAGATTTGCGAGGATGTATGTTGAAGAACCTTTGATGTACAGAGCGACCAACGACAGTTCAAACAATCTTTATGCCAACGCATCCAATTTCACATTGAGTGATAGCCTGGCATCATTCGCAGGAGCGACAGGGGCATTGACACTACCAAACGGTACCACGGCACAGAGACCAACCGGTGCCAATGGTATGTTGAGGTACAACACATCTCTGTCAAGGTATGAGAAATGGGATGGTTCGGAATTCGTGGACATACTAGCCACCACCACCGCGGCCGCTGACACAGACAACACAAGTTCACCAACTCCGGAAACCGGCCTAGGAACAGCACAGTCGGTAATAGATCAATTTTCAACATCAAGTTTTGACAGTGCTTACTACTATGCGGTCACAAGAGACGAGATCAACAACGATGTAGCCACGGAAAGATACACCTTGGTTCACAACGACTCACAGGCATTTGTGTCATCATCCAACGGTGTTCAGTCAGGATCGGCAGACCACATGAGCGTTGACGCCGACATATCCGGAGGCAATGTTAGGTTACTGGCCACAGGAGCAAGTGTGGTCAACTCCGTGTCTTTGTTCAGGATAGGCCTGGGAGATTCGACAACAGCATCAAGTTCTGGAAACACAGCAACCATACTCAACACAGACGTGGACAGTGCTGTAGAAAATTTGGATACCTGGAGTGCAACCACATACAGAGGCGCCAAATATTTCATATCAGTTAGTGCCGCCAACGGAGAACTTTCAAACCTTGAAGCGGTGGTTGTGACAGATGGTTCAGATGCCTACATATCAATTTACAATGAAATTTTCACAGGCAATGATTCCTTGCTGACCCTGTCGGCAGATGTTTCTTCGGGTTCGGTAAGATTGAGGGCATCCGGCAACACACCAAACTGCAATGTCAAGATGTACAGGATACTGCTTGGAGATTCAGAAACAACAGCAACAGGTGACACTATTAAGACAGTGGGAGCATCCAGTGTCAGCAGTAGTGCCACATCCATAGACACTTTCTCAACCGAATCTGTGACAGGTGCTCAGTATGTTGTAGTTGGATACAATTCAGCGGAAGGTGCCGCCAGCATTTCTGAAGTACATGTGGTCACTGATGGTTCCGACGCATATGTCAGTTCTGGACCAATAGTGTCAAGCAAAGATTCAGATCAATTGACATTCACGGCCTCACTGTCGGGCACGACTGTAACAGTCTCAGCGGCATCTACGTCGGGAGGCTCTACTACTGTCAATGCATGGAGAGTTTCTTTGTTGCGTACAGAATCGGGTGCATCAACTTCAGAACAGGTATTGATTACTCCTGAACAAACCATTACAGGAGCCAAAACATTCGACAGTCCGATTGCGTTGACAGTCGGTTCAGATCCTGCTACAGTAGCCGACAAGGCCCACATATATGCCAAAGATGAGGCCGCTAGTGCTGAAGTTTATGTCAGAGATGAAGCGGGCAACGTAACCAAAATATCACCACACAACGCTCAAGGCGAGTGGGAATACTATTCAAAAAACACACGAACTGGTAAAACTGTGCGTGTTAATATGGAAGAAATGATCAGAGATATCGAAAAACTTACTGGTAAAACTTATATTAAAGATGAATAGTTGACAGATGTCTTGTCCTAGTATATAAATAGAAGTCTATAACAAACACACACAAACACAAACAAAAAGGAGAATGTTATGGCAAACACAACAAGAAACGGCTACGAAATCAGAGCCGACCTACTAGGACTAGCAAAAGATATTGCTCAGTTCAACTATTCAGTTAAACTCAACGAGTACGAAATGTCATCAAAAAAAGATGGTGATCAAGTAGTGACTGAATTTAAATTTCCAACTATCTCTGCCGAGGACATAATAGAGCAGGCCAAGAAGTACAACGACTTCGTGACCAACGCTGTGCCACAAGGCAACGAGACTGCGAAAATACTAATGGAAAATGTTAGACAGTTCAATGAAAAGGTGCAGGAATCATTCAATCCGGCCAAGATCACAGAGAACGTGAAACAGTTCCAGGACAGCGTGAAAAGTTACACAGACGCTTTCTTCAGCAAAGCAAAGAAAGACTAGAACAATAATGTTCAACGCGGGCAATTTCCAGGAGTATGACTATGAATCCGAATGGATGGAATGTTCCTGGAAAATTGCCTACGGTCAAATTCATTTGGTATCTTCATACGAAAGTCTCAATTCGAAAAATAAAAGACGTCTAAGCAAAAACCATTTAAATACACATGATGGAATTTGCCTGTCTACAAAATAAAAATAATATTCAAAAAGATTTTATCCTGGCCACAGTGCCATGGACAGATTCAAATATTCCGCTGATGGCACCTGCGGTGCTCAAACCCATAATAGAAAAAGCAGGTTTGAGTTGCCTTAGCGTTGACTTGAATGTAGAGATTTATAATTTCACAAAGAAATACAAAAATAGAAATGACATAATAAGATTCTTCTTTGATGAATTTGTCAATAATGACACGAAACAAATTCTCAATGACATGTTGTTCAACATAGCCAGACAAATTGTTTCGTTCAAACCCAAATATGTAGGATTAAGCATTTTCAGTTACATTTGTCAAAGGAGCGCCAAATGGATATCATATTTTATTAAAAAACTGGATCCCAATGTCATCATACTCGTAGGCGGAGCAGGCTGTAACAAGGCATTTACTGGAAAATCGCAATTTGTTGAGGACATGCTTAAAATGAAACTGATAGATTTCCACATCAAAGGAGATGCTGAGAAATCTTTGTTTGAATTTCTTCAAGGAAACACAGCACACGACGGAATCAACACAGACACTTGGACGCAGATTAGCAGACAAGAGATGTCAACATTACCGGTTCCAGATTACGGCGATTATAATTTTGATGTCTACGAAAAAAAGGCTCTTGCCATAGTTGGAAGTAGAGGATGTGTGAGACAGTGCACCTATTGTGATTTCATAGTGAACTGGCCAAAATTTCATTGGAGAGACGCCGAAGATATTTTTGAAGAAATGTTGAGCCAGAGCAAAAAATACAACATCAGATTTTTTAAATTCCAAGATTCGCTAGTTAACGGCAACCAAAAAGAATTTTTGAAATTGTGCAGAATGTTGGCCAAACACAATCTTGAAAATCCAGATTGGAGACTGCAGTGGAACGGGCATTTCATATACAGAGAATCACACGACAAGTCAGACGACGAATGGAGATTGTTGCGTGACAGCGGAGCGACTAATCTAATGGTGGGCATAGAAAATCTTAATCAGCATATAAGATTTGCCATGGGTAAAAAATTTTCAAATAAAGCCATAGATGATCATTTGTATTATGCTAAAAAATACAATATCAAACAGTTCTTGATGAACATTGTAGGTTACGTAAATGAAGTGGAAGAAGACATTGATTTTATAAAGGATTGGTTAAAAAATCATACCGAATACAAGGATGTCATACATCTGCAGTGGGGTGGCACTTTGGGTATTTTTCCAAATACATTTTTAGACAAGAACAAAGAAGACCTAGGTATTGAAATGATAGGTGATCAACCCAGTCTATGGATCAATAGAAAAACAGGTAGCACTCCACAGTTGAGAGCAAGGTGGGCCAACGAGTTGAATGATCTAAGCAAAAAACTTGGATATAAAGTGGCGGATAACATCGACAATCATTACCTTTTAGAAACGTTAATAGCATGATGAATCAATCTGAATGTCTCATATCAATTGAGTTTGAGTTTTTTCCATTAAGGAACAAGAACATGTCTGTATCTGCAGAGTTGAATGATGAGATTGATGTTATAGAGGCAGAAAATCATTTCACAACAACAACAAAGACATACACAAAAAAAATAACATTACCTCAAAAAATAAAATTAAAATTCAACGGAAAAAATAACAAAATAGATACCATTGTCAATAAAGATGGAGAAATTATTGCTGACAAACATGTTAAAATCAAATCGATAAAATTAGATGTTTTCGAATGCAGTGAAATATTTTTGAAGCAAAAATTAAATCTGATAACAAATGACAAAAAATCATTACAAACCAACTACATCGGTTTTGATGGTACTATGGAAATAGATTTATTAGAAGATAGCGTCTTTAAACAATTTACAACGATGAACAGTTAGATTTTTTTGACTTTTTCTCTATTTTTGATATGTGCGTCTTCGATTAGTTTTTTGTTCTGTCCGTAATATTGTACAGCATAGTATTCTTTACACATGGCAAGATTGACATTGTCTCCATCACAAAATATTTCTCCCAGAATTCTGCCAAATTTACCTGTTTCTGAATCTTTGTGTGTTTTGATTGTAATTTTTTTTGCTTTTTTCAATCTGCTTTGAAGGTATTTTTTGCTCATGAGACCAAACTCTTTCTCAACCTTGTCTCTGGTTCTTGATTCCGGGGTGTCTATACCAAACAACCTTACTCTACTCTTATACAGTATATCAAATCCCATATCTATGACAACATCAATAGTGTCACCGTCGACAATTTTTGTTACTTTGCTTACTCTATAACTGAAATCAGTTGGATCGCCTAATTGTGGTCCTCGTTTTGCCATACAAAGTATTTATGGTAATATTATACTATTAAATCTAGGATAGTCTGCAGTTTTCCCTTGATAGACTTATTGTTCAATGTATTCCTTAGACCAGCATGAAGATTTTTTGGCCAGCATTCAAAGGCACACCAAGCATAGGATGAGTGTTCGTGATTTAATCGAGGTAGGAATTCGTCATGAACGGCGATTACATAGGTATTAAAGAAAAATTTTTGATCATTGGAAGTGAACAGTTCTAATGGAATCACTTTTTTAAAATTTGGTGTTGAGCCTAATTCTTCCGCAACTTCTCTCTTTAATCCTTCAAACGCTGACTCTTGAAAACGAGTTTTACCTCCTGCTAATCCCCACAATCCACGTGTTTTTCCGTCGGTCCTCTGTAGGAACAGGAACCGTTTGGTGTTTACAGCATAGAATAATGCACCTGAACAAATTATATTTTTTTCCATCTATTGATTATAACACAAGAGTCCACTTGCCTGCAACATAGATTCCTTCATAACTTTTGACCCATGCACCATTAGTGAATTTGTATTGTATACCAGTGTTTGAATTTGTGACATATGCCACTGTGGAATCTGGATCAGAAGCGTCCCATACCACTCCCCATTTACCAGTTGAACTATTGTATTCTATAATGTCATTCACACTTGCTCTAAGATTACCCCAGGCAGTGGCATCAAAGGTGTTAGTTGAATCACCTATATCATTAACCACAAGATATCTAGTTCCGTTTGCGGGTGTACCGGGATCAAATGTTAGAGGATTTACAATTTTAGACACAGCAGTGAGTGTGTTGGCAGGCACAGTGTCTGAATCTATGCTGAATATCAGTATTGACTCGTCAAGGGGTGACGGAGCAATAGTCCCTACCACTTCATTTCCGTTTTCCTGAACAAGTTTAATTTGTGATATACCATTTGTTATTTTGCCGTATTGATTCAATAATGTGTTCCAGTTAATCGGTGGACCAAATGTTGTAAAAGGATCAAGGTCAGTGGCAGTAGCACCTGTGTAATAACCGTCGCCTCCCGAACCCACGTTTATACCTGTGGTTCCAAACAGTCTTAACTGATTGCCTGACAAGAACAGATTAAAACTACCCGGCGTTATATAACTTCTCGAAAGTAATGAACCGTCTATGAGACCTTTCGTTATACCACCATCATCGTCATACACGGACATAATAATTTTTTCTACCACACCTAATTTAGACACTTTGACCGGTGGAGATAACCAAATAGGCATCGAGAAAGTCATCGTGGCAACGTCGATTTCGGAATCGGCACCCACAGGTATCGTCCTCGATGAGAAGGACACACTTTCTAATTCTATGTAACTCAAAGATGTCCAGTCTATATAATTGTCAGATTTTTGTATCTCAAAATCCGGATTAAACAAGTAAAGGATTTGTTCCATTATCTGAAGTTTCATATCGGTATTTGTGGTGAATATATCGGCAGTTACATTTAGACGGAAAGGCGAAGGCATAACCTTTTCTACGGTATAACCAGCACCTAAATTTTCGTTGTATGTGCCATCGGCATTTCTGTCTCTCTGTTTCAAATGTTGTTTTTCGATATGATAAGGATTCTGCATTCTTTCCCTGTCATATTCGAGACCTGTGATGTAGGCCGCAATCTTTGGTGCGTAAACCAAAGAGTTTTCAGAATTTTGTTTTAAAATATTTGCTACCTGACGAGTCATGTCACCATAAACCACAGGTACCTGTTTGAGTTGCACAGAACCATCTGCTCCTTTGCCTACCTCAATATTGAAATTGCTTAAAACACGTATGAATTGTGTCAAAAATTTCCTTATTTGTCCTTCGTAAAAATGTAACATTAATCGTCAGCCTTTGGTTTCAAGGCCTCGGTAAGTGATTGCCTTTGTTCCACGGTTAACCCGTTTATTGTTGAACTGGTTGTGTTATTGATAAAACTGGTTTTGTAATTTGTTCTTGAATCATTGTTTGTTGTTGTCATTCTTATTGCGTCTTCTACTTTAATCCATCTTGTTCCGTCGTAACGGAACAACCTGTTAGGTAGATAATCTGTTCTTAAGAAGTAATCACCTTTATCAACACCCGATGTAGGGAATGATGTACCATGTCCCGCCACATAGCCATTCGGTGGTATTCCGTCTCCATCCAGATAGAATCCATAATGCGATGCGGCCGGTGTGTCTATCACAGCATTGATTGATTCATCTGACGATGCTTGACCTTCTGATATGCCTTCTTTTCTGATGTTGCCTCGCTCATCAATTGGAGTAACATAATATTGTTTATAATTAAATCCTGATTTAGGAGCATCTGCTTCTGCTTGATTCACTATCTGTGTATTGATTTCTTTTTCTCGATTGTATGTGCTCATGTAAGAAGAAAGAGTATTGCCGGTATCTCCCACTTCTTTCTCTAGAATATCTTTGTATTCTTGTGAATCCACAATTGATTTTAATTTTAATCTTAGTAGATGTGGCCACCAAGTCTGTGAAAATCCTTCTGCGGCTCTGTTGACATCTTCCACCACATAGAATCTTTTCAGTGCTATGGGTATATTTTCATCCAAAGAAAAATCGTCTTTCATGTGAGGCAATTCGATTACATCGCCTGCCATGATTTTTCTTCCAACTCTTTCCACAGTGTCGTTTAGATGCACAGTCATGAACACAGTGTCATTCTGTAGGAACATACCAAACTGCGATAGATTAAAATCAATGTCCTGTACATTGTAAATGCCTCTTATGATATACACGTCTTCGGAGTATTTTCGGTCTCTGTTTTCCAAAAACAACAAATCTTGTATGGTCCTTTCATTTAGGCTGTCTCCGGAATATTGTGGTTGTGTGGGAGAAGCCGCACCGTCTTTGTTGGTGCTTCCTTGGTCGTATGGTCCTAAATATTTGTGAAGATAAATGTCGGTGCCACCCACAGTGAACTGCTCATTTATGGTTTTATCCATGAATCTGTAATCATTGCCTTTTTCAGGCTTGTATAATGAAAGTCTTGGCATCCTACACATATTTATTGAATGCGGCACTACCATAAATATGTGTATGTCAGAGTTACAAACAGGTCAACAAGAAATATTTGATTACGTAAAAAACAACCTCGGTGAGGGCATGGTCGATGTGGAATTAGACCCTAAACACTATGAAACAGCACTTGAAAGAGCCGTAAACAGATACAGACAACGTTCTTCAAATGCCACCGAAGAATCATACAATTTCTTGGAACTTAAACAGAATCAAAACAAGTATATCTTGCCCGACGAGATCATAAATGTGAGACAAGTTGGTAGGAGAACAGTTGGATCAAGGACAGAAGGCGGTGAAGGTGGAACACTTTTTGAACCATTCAACCTTGCCTACACAAATACCTATCTTTTAAGGGCAGGCGCAACAGGTGGTCTGGCCACTTATTATGCCTTTGCTTCTTATCAAGAACTTGTGGGGAAAATGTTTGGTTCATTTATACAATTCCATTATGACAACGCTACAAAGACTTTGACTATCACTCAGAGACCAAGAGCAGATTCCGAAACCGTGATACTTCATTGTGATAATTTTAGACCGGACATTACTCTTTTCAAAGACATATATTCTAAACCATGGATCAGAGATTACACGCTGGCAGTATGTAAAATCATGCTGGGCGAGGCCAGAGGCAAATTCAATACAATCGCAGGTCCACAAGGTGGAACGACATTAAACGGAGATGCACTCAAGGCAGAAGGTGTAGCAGAGATGGAACGTCTTGACGGTGAGATCAACAACTACCAAGAAGGTGGTACACCTTACAGTTTTGTTATAGGTTAATTCTTGAAAAATCTAAATTAAATACAGCACAAAACAGGCAAAAGAAAGGCACATAATTATGGCAAGAAACAAATACTTCTCAAAACTTTCTGAACTATCTTTCAGACAACTCAAGCAATTGACAATAGCATTTGAAGTTCTTCTAAAGGCAGGTCCTAATTGGAAAATAACATTTCACTTACTGAATGCTGTCGGAGAAATCAAAAAAGAACTAGAAAAAAGACTTAAGGACTTGAAAACCAAATAAAAATCTGTTAGTATAATCCTTATGCTTATAGGTTTAGTTGGTTTGATAGGTTCTGGCAAAGACACTGTTGCGGCCAGACTGGTGCAGGAACACGGATTCAAGAGAGATTCTTTTGCCAAAAGTCTCAAGGATGCTGTGTCGTTGATTTTTAATTGGGACAGAACCATGTTGGAGGGCCAAAGCAAAGAATCACGAGAATGGCGTGAGAAAGAGGATAAGTTTTGGTCACATAAATTTGGAAAACCAATAACCCCACGTTGGGTACTTCAATATTTCGGAACCGAAGTATGCCGAGGCGGAATGCTTGACACTATATGGGTAGACAGCCTAGTTGCTAGGTACCATGGTGAAAAGACAGTGATATCAGACACACGTTTTGTGAATGAAATTAAGACAATCAGAGAACAAAATGGAAAAATAATTCTAGTAAAACGTGGAGAGATTCCTAGCAGAGAAAAAATGCAGGCATCGGGTGCTCACCAATCGGAATGGGATTGGATCGGGTGTGAGTTTGATCACACTATAGAAAACGACAGCACTCTAGAAAATTTAAACACTAATATAGACACACTTATTCATCAACTTCAAGATCACCAATAGACCAGCCAAGATCTTGCGTACTTTTTAACCTTTGGCAATTGGCACAAATAGTTTTAAGGTTATATTGTGAGCAGTTATTACGGTTTCCGTCAACATGATACACATCCAATTGTCTGGAAACAGACGCCCTGAAACCACATAGTTCACATTTCTTGTTTTTTTTATATCCCGCCGATTGCCATTTTGCCATTCTTCCGGTTTTTAAATTTTTCTTTTTACGAATACAAGAATCACACAAACTTCTCCAATAAATTTTGTTGTTCTTACGGTAGGCATAGGCCCTTGGTTTTGATTGGCACTTACTGCACAAAGGTCTTTTCATAACTATATTTAATGTGCCCTATATAGGTACCAAATTTATAACAATTTTACCGTATTTTAGGCAAAACGCTATAAATACATTCAGTTATACTTGCAAGGAGAACTAAATGGCATTAACATCACCAGGAGTTGAAGTTTCAGTAATAGATGAGAGTTTCTATGTACCGTCAGACGCGGGCACGACTCCATTACTGATCGTAGCAACAGCACAAGACAAATTAAACGGTGCGGGCACAGGCACGGCACCAGGAACACAAACATCAAATGCAAATCAAGTTTATTTGATTTCATCACAAAGAGAATTAACAGAGACTTTCGGAGATCCGAAATTCTACACAGACGCTTCAGGAAATCCTATCAACGGATATGAACTGAACGAATATGGTTTACAAGCGGCATACAGTTTCTTGGGTATAGCAAACAGAGCCTTCGTTATGAGAGCCAATGTTGACTTAAATGAATTACAAGGTAGCGCCAGTGCTCCTACTTCGGCACCAACTGACGGAACTTACTGGTTTGATTTAGGAAGTTCGGTTTACGGAATATTCGAATGGTCACGAACCAATCAAGCCTTTACAACCATAACTACTACTTTGATCACTAACACAACAGATCTAGTCGGCAATACTTCAACAGGTGCTCCAAAGACAAGTGTGGGAAGCATAGGAGATTATGCGATCAATACAACACATGTCACAAACAAAATCTATTACAAAAACGATTCCAACGCTTGGGTACAACTAGGAAGCACAGCATGGCACACTAGTCATCCTACAATAGAAGGAACTGAAACATCAGGCACGATCACTTCTGGACACAGCATTGTGATCAATGGTGTAACAGTTACATCTGCTACAACTTCTAGATCTACTTTCGCAACTTACATCAATAACACAGCGAATGTACCAGGTGTGACAGCGGCAGTTGACAGTGTGACAGGAAAATTCCAGTTATTCATCAACGGTCTTGCTTACGGAGATTCAACAGCAGACAACACAATAAGAATTGAGAATGGTTCAGGTACAATTTTAACTAACCTAGGAATAACTGCCGGCTTATACAAAGGACCGGAATTCCTACAAGCACCTCATACATCAAGACCAACTTGGAAAACAGCAGACGACAACAGACCTAACGGTTCGGTTTGGTTCAAGACAACCACTCCGAATTCGGGTGCTGATCTTTCTGTCAAATTATACAGTGGTTCAACAAGTTCATTTGGAACAGTTGACTCTCCATTGTATGCTACCAACCACTCCGCGATCTATAACCTGGATCCTGCAGGTGGTGGTGCCAACTTGTCAACTGGTCAACTTTATGCTCAGTACAACGTAACTGAACAAAGTGTACTTGGACAATTCGATGGCACGCCAGCACTTGGCGATTTCCAACTGTTTAGATACGAAGGTGGAGCAACCACAATCACTTCTAATAATAAAAATCCAAGTTTCACAGCAAACGAAACATTCAAAGTTCAAGAATCTATCAAGAACCAAGAAGCACTTGATACAGCAAAAACTGTAACTATGATTTCTGGAGATGGTTCTACCCTAGGCGATGCTGAAGATTTTGTAACAGCATTCACTACAGCAGGATTCACGAACTTGACAGCAGAAGTTATCACGTCAGGTGAGAACAAGGGTGCTATCAAGATCACTCATGCCCTAGGCGGTGACTTTAGAATGTGGAATGTTTCAGGAACTCCACTTGATGATGCAGGTTTTGGTACAGCCAATGCTCATTCATATGGAACTTTCACAGTAAATTCAACAACCTTAGTTGACAACTTATATGATGCTCCAGCAGGCGACACAGAAGACTCAACAACACCGTCTGATGTTGTTGCTACAAACTGGAAGAGATTAAGTTACACAGCATCAGCAAGTGCTCCAACAAATGAACCAGCAGACGGAACATTGTGGTACAACACAAACTTAGATGCCGACATCATGGCTCACAACGGAACGACTTGGGTTGGATACAAAAACTTATATTCAAGCACAGATCCAAATGGACCACAGTTCAGTGCTACCGCACCGACTACTCAATCAGATGGAACACAATTAGTGGCAAACGATTTATGGATTGATACAAGCGATTTAGAAAACTATCCAAAAATTTATAGATACGACACTAGTGCTTCAATTTCATCATCAAATACAAACAACGGAGTAGTAGTAACTACAACCGGTGCTAGATGGGTGTTGATCGACAGCACAGATCAAACCACAGAAGACGGAATTGTTTTCGCTGACGCTAGATGGCATACATCTACAGATAAAGCGGCAGACGGCAATACCCAGGCAGGTACAGCATCAAGCATTAAAGATTTATTAAGTGACAACTTCTTAGATCCAGATGCTCCAAATCCAACTCTTTATCCAAAATCAATCTTGTTGTTCAATACAAGAAGATCAGGTTACAATGTTAAAGAGTACAAAAACAATTACATCACTACAACTGCATATCCTGGATCAGGATCATCAGGTTTAGGTAACGTTAGATTCTCAAATGAATCAGTGGCAGGTTACTATCCAGATAGATGGGTAACTAAATCAGCAAACAACGACAACGGTTCCGGTGTGTTTGGAAGAAAAGCACAGAGAAAAGTTATCACGGCACAAATCAAATCAGAGATCAACACAAACCAAGCAATCAGAGAAGACCAAAGAGGATTCAACGTACTTGCTTGTCCGGGTTATCCAGAAGCGATTTCAGAAATGATCAACTTAAACACCGACAGAAACAACACAGGGTTTATTATTGGAGATACACCTTTAAGATTACAGGGAACATCTACATCAATAACAAATTGGGCCAACAATTCTGCTAGTGCCAGTGACAACGGAGAAGACGGATTGGTTAGTTCTTCAGAATACTTAGGAATATTTTATCCTTCAGGAAGAACAACTGATAACGCAGGCAACAACATTGTTGTTCCGCCTTCACACATGATGTTGAGAACCTTTGCTAACAACGACAACGTTGGATTCCCATGGTTCGCACCAGCAGGTACAAGAAGAGGAACTGTAGACAATGCGACAGCAGTTGGTTACATAGATTCAGAAGGTGAGTTCTCTCAAGTGGCACTTACAGAATCTGCTAGAGATGCCATGCATGTTGCTAAGGTCAACCCAGTAACATTCTTTTCAGGAGCAGGAATTGTAAACTTTGGAAACTTAACTAAAGTTTCAGGAAGTTCTGCTTTAGATAGGATCAACGTGGCAAGGTTAACAGTGTATCTAAGGTCACAACTAGATGCTATAGCCAAACCATTTATCTTTGAACCAAACGATGAATTAACAAGAAACGAAATCAAACAAGCAGTTGAGTCATTCTTGTTAGAATTAGTAGGACAAAGGGCACTGTTTGACTTCTTAGTAGTGTGTGATGACACAAACAACACACCAACAAGAATAGACAGGAATGAATTGTATGTGGATATTGCAATTGAACCAGTTAAATCGGTTGAATTCATTTACATACCTTTAAGAATAAAAAACACAGGAGAGATAGCAAACCTAGGCAATTAATCCTCGGTAAGTAAAGGAGCAATATGGCAATATCAACACTTTCAAAATTTACAGTACCACTAGCAAACGACCAAAGTTCAGCATCACAAGGTTTGTTGATGCCAAAACTACAGTATAGGTTTAGAGTAGTTCTTGAAAACTTTGGTGTATCTACACCTAGGTCAGAACTTACAAAACAAGTAGTGGATTGTACAAGACCAAACTTAACATTTGAAAACACAACTTTAGATGTTTACAACTCAAGAGTATACATCGCTGGTAAACACACTTGGGAACCGATCACAATTACATTGAGAGATGACGTGAACAATGCGGTTTCTAAACTTTGCGGCGAACAGGTACAGAAACAGTTCGACTTCTTCGAACAGTCAAGTGCCGCTTCAGGTATCGATTACAAATTTACAACTAGAATCGAGATGCTTGATGGTGGTAATGGCGCTTCTGCACCAAACATCCTAGAAACATTCGAACTTTATGGATCATACGTTGAGTCAGTAAACTATAACTCATTGGCTTACGCAACTAGTGATCCAGCAACTATCACATTGTCAGTAAGATACGACAATGCTGTACAAACTCCACAAGGTACAGGTATAGGAACGGCTTTAACAAGAACAGTAGGCACACTATCAACAGGTGGTGGTATTTAAAGTTTAGGTTAGCAATTATAAACAAGAAAAGCGCCATTATAGGCGCTTTTTTTGTGGCCATAAATACAAGGTATGCCAAGTATCAATAACTTTCTAAATAGTTTTTCAAACGGTCTTCCAGGAACGAAAGACTATCAACACGCATCTCGTTTATACATCGACGACAATTATAGGTTGATGCCTAAACAGAAGTTTCTGTTCCATGTGGTTTTTGACATCGACGACGACACTTTCACAAGAGAATTCTCTTCCAATGAAAAGTCGGAATTGAACATGTTGGTCAAGTCGGTCGACTTGCCAAAATATAATCTCAACCTCGAGGAAAAACAACAGTACAACAAAAAAACCTACGTGGGCACAAGGATAAGTTACACCCCTATCAATCTTACTTTCCATGACGATCACTACGACATAGTGAATGCCTTCTGGAAGGCGTATTACGAATACAATATTGTAGATTCGATCACCGTGGCATCGACCGGCGGATTAAACAATCAACGAGACACAATGTACGACAGTGAAAATAAAATTACTAGAACACAGTTTGGAATGGACGGAAGGCAAAAAAGGAAACACCCATTATTGAGATCTATTCAAATTTTCGCACTACACAAACAGGATTTTACAAGTTTCACTTTGATCAATCCAAGAATAGGATCTTTCTCACATGACGATCTAGACCAAGCAGACGGTGGAGGGATCATGGCAAACACAATGCAGATATTTTATGAGACTGTGCTCTATTCGGCCGGAAATATTACAAAAAACAATCCACGTGGTTTTGCCACAGTACATTATGACAGAGAACCTTCTCCACTAACAGCATTGGGTGGTGGTACCACATCTATTTTTGGACCTGGAGGAATAGTAGACGGAATTGGATCCGTGATAGGAAGTGCCAGAGAAGGAAATTATTTAGGTGCGGTGCTACAAGGGATCAACACATATAACAACGCAAAAAAAATTAAAGCCAAAGATGCAGTCAAAGAAGAATTGAAAGGTATTGTAAAAGAAGGAGTGATAGGTTTAGGTAGACAAGCGGGCACAATAACAAATCCTGCTGGGCAATATTCAATAGGAAATGTTGGTACTCAGGCCGCTCTTTTGGGTGTTACTGCCGCCACAGCCTATGGCATAGCAGACTCAAATAAAAAACAAAAAAATAACACAAACACTGTTGTGAATAATCCTGTGCTTGACACACAAAATTTTTACAGTCCTTCTGAAAGTTTTAATTTAGTTTCTACGAATCAGGCGTTGAGAGATGAAGTTTCTGCAGGAATATACTTCAAGGTTGTGGGTGCTAGACAAGGACTAACAGTTGCCCAAAGTAATGTTGCCTACAATGCCTTGGACCAAAATGCCAAAAATGTTTACAGGTCGAGAACACTAACCGACATAACTAAATTAGTCACAGAGGGTTACGTCAAGATCAACAGACAAACTCTCGATGTAACCATTGTAGCAGAAAAGGCCAATATATAATGAAAGAAATATTCACAAATCTTCCTACTAAAGACAAAGACAATTTCGCAAAAACAATACAAAGTTTGACCGACAGGCAATATTCAGAAAATTTCCAATTTAATCAAAACGATTATGATGCCGCGGTAGGATTTTTTGTGAAAAGAGGATTTGACAGACAGCCGGCCGAGGAAACAGCATACGTTGTTTTACAACAGGCAAAAATTGACGGAGTCTCGTCTCAATCTATATTGGATCTTTTGGGTAAAGCAAATCCTGCCACCCTTTCTGAATTAATATCTGTCATACTGAACGCCAACAGATACAAATCAAGCAGACTGGGTGTAAGAAATACAAAAAATATTTCTGATTTTACTTCAAGAAATATCTTATCATAATGAAATTTGCAAGAGGAAAATTCTCTCCGCGTAATCCTGGAAAATATGTCGGAACAAAAACACCAACATACCGATCAAGTTGGGAACACTCGTTCATGAGGTTGTGTGATGAACACCCCAATGTCTATCAATGGGCCAGTGAAGCAATAAGAATACCATACAGACATCCTATTTCGGGAAAATACACAATTTACGTTCCAGATTTTTTCATTGTCTATGTGGACAAGAATGGAAAAAAACATGCGGAAATGATCGAAGTTAAACCAATGAATCAAACCACCATGGAGCGAGCAGGCAGGAGTGCGGCAAAGCAAAAACAAGTGGTAATCAATCATGCCAAATGGGAAGCCGCGAATGCCTATGCCAACCAAAGACGTATAAAATTTAGAGTTGTTTCAGAAGAACAACTTTTTCATCAAGGCACACGTAAGTAAATACTAAAAATGACAAAAAAATTAGAAGACATCTTAAATTTACCAAATGTAAAACAGGCTTTTGATCAAGTAGATAAAAAAGAGCAGGCAAGATCGAACAAAGACAAGACCCGTGAAGTTGCCAATAATGTAGACCCAAAAACTGCCGCCGCTTTGAAGGCCACTTACGCAGAGTTTGACAAAATTGAAAAAGCATTACCTCAAGTCAAAGGATTAGGTGAGTTGTCGGATCTCGAGTTAGACAAGTTGGCAGGCGAAGCCGAAGAAAGTTACAAAAATCTCATGGATCTGGGTATGAACGTTGATTCTAGGTATTCTGGCAGAATTTTTGAAGTGGCATCCACTATGTTACGTAATGCCATCGATGCTAAAAACAATAAAATTTCTAATAAACTTAAAATGGTCGAATTACAACTCAAAAAAATGAAATTGGACAAAGACGGTGAAGATTCAGGCTCAGAACCAGTGGAATCTGAAGGTTTTGTAATAAGCGATCGTAACGAGTTAATGAAGAAGTTGATGAAAAAAGACTAAATAACACAAATATGAGCACGTTTACAAAATATCTTGCCGAATCAAGCAAACAATATGACTACAAAATCAAAGTAGCCGGTGATCTTGACAAGGATTTCGCAAACAAACTAGAAACTGCTTTATCTAAATTTGATCTAGACAAATTATCGGCAGGAAAAACATATCCTATACAAGAAACCCCACTAGATTTTCCTCAATTAACGAATGTGGGTGTAACAATTTTTGATGCCACAACAAACTATCCAGCATCGGTATTTGAAATGTCTGAATATCTTGCAAATTACTTGAATCTTGGAAGAAACCAGATTGTTGTTCGTAAGCCGGGTGAACCTACAGAACAATACCAAGCAGATATGAAAGTGGCCAAAGACAAAACAGAATTCGAATCGGTATTACAGGATGTGGAATACAAAGATGCTCCAAAGACAAAAGCAGACGAAGTTTATGGCGACAAAGCAAATCAAAGTCTTTTAAAAGAATTACTGAAAGACAGACAAGAGAACAAGGACCATCCAAAGGGCGGTGAGACCGGAGTTCAGAGTCACATTGAAGAAAAAGGAACACCAAGTCCGCTTTCTAAACCAACCAACCCACACCCAGACCCAAAAAGGAAATAAGTTATGGAAATGATTGACATATTACAAAAATTGAGAGAATATCAAGAAGCAGGTCACGACATAGGCGATGCTGTTGAAAATGTGGAAAGAACTAATCCAAAAACAGTCGACGAAGGTGCTTTAAAACAGCAGATGCATAGCGATGCTGAAGATATGTCTAAAGAAGAGTTTGTTAAAAAATACGGACAAGGTTCTGGAGAATTTTGGGATAACATTAATGGAGTCGAAGAGTCAAAGTCTAAACCAGACTTTTTAGACATGGACAAAGATGGCAACAAGAAAGAGCCAATGAAGAAGGCGATCAAGGACAAAGAGATAAAGAAAGAATCAGTTAACGAAGCGATACAGATTTCAACAGATTCTCCGGAAGAAGCAGGCATGATGATGCAGATATTGAAATTGGCCGGGGTACAACCAGTTGATTCGAAAATGATCGGCGCAGAAGAACCTGCCGAGGAAGACTTCGCAAACGAACCTGATGAAAAAACACAATCTATAGACGATCTTGTAAATGTTCATTCAGGCGGGTTGAACAGACAAAAGCAAACTTTTCCAAAAGTGGCAAGTGGTGACAATCCTATGCAGACAACCACTGAGGAATTAGCAAATTCTTTGAGAGAACAGTACAAGTCATTCAAAGAGGCATATGAAACAGCGGTTACCGAAGCCAAAAAAAAAGACTAGCGGAACGTCCTCTCACTAAACCAGAAGAAAAGACCAAAGAGAAATACGTCAAAGGTATGAAAAAAGCCAAAGG